GGTGCCCTTCTCCAGCGATTCAGCCGACAGGCGGGTGTCAAGCTGAGAGGTGGAGGAAGACGGGACGATGAGGTCCATCTTCATCAGGGCGTAGTAGACCGGCGAACGCATCATGATGCCGGTCAGCTCGTCACCAGCATCACCAAGCTTGGCGATACCGTCCACCATCAGGGACTGGGACAGCTGCGAGGAAGTGCCGCCGACAGCGTGGCTGGTAGCCAGGGGGCCGCCGGTAGCGAAGATGCCCTGCAGGATCGACACACAGGTCTTCTGCATGTCGCGGATCCAGTAGCGACCGGTGCTGCGGGCGATGGCCTGCATCGGGTCGGAACCGGACAGATCGGCTGCAAGGTCACTGGACTTCCAGCTCTTGCGGCGCATGTTGCGCACACCGACTTGCAGGTCGCCTGCGATGTCGGTAGGGGTGGAGGCCTCGGTGTCGGAATCGATCTCGGAATCACCGGACAGATCGCCGAAGAAAGGAAGGTCGATCGTCTTGCCGCCCTTCTGGAACTCAGACTGGATGGCAGCGTTCGTGACCATCAGGCCGGAAGTGACCAGGGCGTTCTTGTCCTGGATCTCTTCCTGCTGATACTCAAGGAACAGCTCGGGAATAAGGGGGACACCTGCGAGAAGCATTGTCTTGAAGCGAGTTTGCGGGAATGTTGTTCAGCTTCACAGCACTGCTGCCAGACCTTGCGGTCGCTGCTGCGAGGCACTGCCTCTCTTGCCAAATAGTAGCCAAAGAAAAAGCCGGGGTTTCCCCCGGCCCGTTTACCTCATGACATCAACCAACGTAAGTTCGTTTGGTTAGGGGCAGACGCTATGTTGTCAGATCAACAAGTTGACTCGTAGCCTGCGATACAAATCAGTTCAGCGTGTAGCCCTTGCCGGTCAGCACGGCTTTTTCGCCAGAGTCAAGAGCGGCCCAACCTGCGCAACCACTGGCGGTGATGACTTTGGTGCCAGTGACGGCAGGAGCAGCTGCAAACAGAGCGTTGAGCTGGGCTTCAGTAAAAGCGTCGGGCAGGATGAAAGTAAAGTTCTTCAGGGCCTTGACGCCAACGACGATGGCCGAAACAACTTCGTCAACCTCGGTGGCGGACTGGACGCCGCGCATGTTGACACTGGAACGATAAGCGCCGGAGACAGTCATGGTCGTTGAAAAGGTGTTCTGCAGCTATCTTAGGTGGGCTGGGTGGCGGTGATCAGGCGTGGAGCGGCGCACCTGGGACACACCCATAAGGGAGCACTGGAACCCAGTCATCCATCAAATGCTTCGTGCCATAGACAGGCACAATACCTGTTACTTTGCAACAGGAGACGAGTGGCACATCCTGAAAGCGGCAGAGCTTCGGAGGTACGTGGTTGAACTGAAGGACTGGATTAAAAGTCAGGAGAGCAAGTAAAGCTACCATTTTACTTTATGGCTCCAATATCGAGCCGAAAGTTTTGATGGGTTTGGATCCTGAGCATTGTGACGAGCGTAGTATTCTCTGCGTCTAGCTTTTTCAGCTTTTGTTTTTGGATTTTTTCCGGCACCTTTCACGCCTTGCTGTCCAAAGCGAAGAAGCTTGTATGTATCACCCTCTTTTGCCATCACCACATGCGACTTGGTTTTGTGGCTTGGCGTTGCCTTGGGTTTGTTGACACCAGAAAGGCCAAGCTCCTTCATTTTGTTCTTGACTCGCCCTGGAACTGCCATTGCTCCTGTCCTTTTGGAAATAAGTTTAGCGACTAGGCTTGCGCTTTCTTGTTCCTTTGCCTGGAGTCAGTCTACCAGCTTTTCCGTGGCCGTTTCTCGCTCGATTTCTTGACGAGTCTTCCATCTTAAAGCCACCGCCGCTGGCATGGCTTACGTCTTTGCCGCCCTTGCCAGCAACGCCACGGGCCTCGCGCTCAGCCCACAGTTCAGCCCGATACTTGCGACGCTCCTTTGTAGAGTGATACTTCTTGTCGTAAGCGGCTTTCTTTTTGCGTGCCTCAGGGTTGGCCGCGTAGTAGGCAGCGGTACGGCGCTTGTTTTTAACAGGACGAGGTGCCATACTTCTCCAGCGGCTTCTGAATACTAGGAGCGCTTTTTTCTTTTGTGCTGATAACCAATACGTTTGGAGCTTGTCTTTTCACGCTTGAACTTATCCTTTTCCTTCTTGGATAGTTCGCCAGAAGTTTTAGGCGTTGCAGCTGATACACGTCTGGATGGCCTGCAAGCTGGATAGCTACGACGCTTTTCGCCTTCCTGTCTTCCACATGGCTTGCCAGTCTTTACGTCAATCCACTTTTCAGCGAACCAGCGGCCAAGTCCACCTCGCGGCTTTTTACTTTTTGCCACGCTTCACCTCTTGTGTTCTGTAGCCGCCGCCACGCTTTTTGTATTCACGAACGAGCCAGCCATTGGCGTAGGCACTTGGGTAGACCTTGAACCTACGCTTTGCTTCTGCCTTGACCCGAGCGTAAAGCGCCTTGTCAGTGGGAACGTTCTTTTTCACTTCATCTTGCCGTACTTCTTGCCCTTGCCCTTGCCCTTGCTTTTGGACTTTGGTTTTTTCTTGCTCATACCAGCTTCGCTCATTGCAATCGCAACAGCTTGCTTTTCGGGATAGCCCTCACGACGCAGCTTACTGATATTGGCCGAAACGGTCTTCTGCGATTTACCTTTCTTCAGCGGCATGGGTCCAGCTCGTACCTGCCCGAACTGTAGACACAAAAAAGCGCCCGCCGAAGCGGACGCCTAGTGCCCTATTCATCACCACAAAATGGTAGCAGGGATCAGCTGACAGCGCGAGCAAGGATCGGATCGAGATCACCACGGGCGCGGGCCTGCTGCACAAGCCGCTTTGCAAGCGCCCGATCACGACCGATAATCTCAGCCGCTCGTGTTGCATTTGCAGTGGACTTCGCGAACGGGTTATCAGTCGTCGGCATGGACGAACGATAAGAAGGCAGACCGCTCCCGCTTGGCACATTGCCAGGGAAGTAGATGCTATAGTCATCGTCCTGTTCGATCTGAGCAATGCCATCGGCGACATTGATCGGATTTTCTTCAGGACCGTAGACAACAGTGACGCCATCTTCAAGAAGGCGGAACTCACTGCCACGCAATGCAAAGACATGCGAGGACCGGTTGCACTTCGCCTTGTCCAGCTCTTGGATGACAACCGACTTCACGTACTCTTGTTGGCGAGCACGGCGTTCGGCTTCTTTCTCCTTCCGCTCCTGCTTCAGCTGTTCCTCCATCTTGGAAAGCTGGGTTTGTAGCGTCGAGAGCTGGACCTTCATCGCCTCCTCAATGGCGCTGGAGGGCGTTCCACCGCTGTCCGGCTGTCCTTGGGGCTGGGCCTGGGCCTGGGGCTGCTGCTGGGGCGCAGGAGGCTGGGCAGCGGGCGTCCGCTCACCCTTGGCGGCACTCAGCAGTTCGGCAATCCGATCGTCAGCATCATCACCAGACAGGTCGATACCAGCAGCCTTCGCCAGTCGCTCGATATTCTTCCGCTTCACAAGATCAGCTTGTAGGCCGATCTTTGCGCGTTCAGCGGCAAGGCGCTGGCTCTCGCTTTCCTGCAGCTTCTGCTGAAGCTCCTCAATCGTCAGTTCAGCTTGGGCGTTGGATTGATCCATAAAGGCGGGGGAGTCTTCTTGTGACTGAGCAAATTGTAGCTCAAGCTTCGCTTACTTCAGGGGATGCCTCGTTGGGCTCACGCTCGATCGCGGCAAAGGCCGATGGCTCGATCCCGCTCTGGATGTTGTTGGTCCCTGGCGTCAGGTCGCCGCTTGGCTGGCCGGGCCTGCCGAAACGTGCAACCAGCTCGGAACGCATCTCAGATCCGGTGAGCCCGATCTTGTCCAACAGGGACTTGACGTTGAAGCCATGGACACCTTCAAACATCTCGCCAGCTTCCAGCATTTCAAGCATGGTGCCAATGGGGATCACCTCAGCATCCTTGTAGAGCGAATTGATCGACATGACCTGCTGGCTATGAAGCTTGGCGGGGATGAAGTTCTTGCTGATGCTGATTTCAACTTTGGGATACGTGGTGGTTTCGTAGCCAGACGCATACCACAAGGCACGGTTAATGCAGTCTTGCAGCGAACCAACCAGTACGGCAAGCTGTGAATCAGACTGCGAACGATCAAGGAGCTTGGCAAAGCCGGATTCAACCTGACTCTTACCTGGTGCCATTGCAATAGCGGCCAGCCTGTCCATTGAGGCTTCGATACGTGCAAGTTCTTTCAGGGTCGTTTCGGCGCCATCCATGCCAGGAGAGATCATCCCGAACTTTGCTTGCTCGTTCTGGCTGAACAGGCTACGACCGGATCCGCTGTAGATCTCCTCGTCTGGCCTGATGCCGGTTCCGGTCAGCAGCGGAGAGGAGTTAAGGTGGATGGTTTCTGACAGGTCAGCGCAGGTTGCCCAGTGATGCAGGTTCAGCCGTGCAATATCAAAGAGCAGTGGCCTTGCGCGACAGAAAGCCTCCTCCTTGCCGCCGTAGCACGGCACGAAAGGAATATAGTCAATTGACAGGTAAGAAATATTGTCATCCGACAGGATGTATGAGTTGTTGCCGGCCGTCATGTTTTTTTCGTAGACCCTGACGCGAACACGACGGGGCTGACCAGGATCTTCCTGCTCTGGAATGTCGTAGACAACGACGGTCGGCACCACTTCTTCGTAGTGCTCATTAACAGCGCTTGCACGTCTGATCTCAGACTTAATGCGAAGGTAGGTGACGCGAGCCTGGTAGTAGGTTTCTCCGTTGATTGTTACCGGGCCGTTGTCATGGCGGCAATCCAGCACGTCATCAACCTTAATGGTTGAAAAGTATGGACGGTATCCACGCTTGCGCACCTCAACCTTTGAAAGCTGCTCGTTGACCTTAGGATATTCGGCCATCAGACCTGCAACACCGCCATTCAAGGCTTCGGTGAATAGGGTTTTGGCAAAGGATGTGATAGACTTGCCTTCAAGATTGGCGTTCTTGAAGAACTCTTCCCATTCTTCCGGCAGCTCCTGCGGCAGAATGACACCCTTTCTCAGGGCTGTACCAACAATAATGTCAACAAGGTGAGAATAGAACGGCTCAAAACATGACATCGCCCGCGTCTTGCGGACGTTGTAGCTATCTGGGTGTTCCTGAAAGTCTTGCGGAATATAGTCGCTGATCGCTTCATCAAGATAGAACTCAGGCAGTATGCAGAACTTGATCGGAGCAATTCTGGCGATCTGCTCAGCCTGGTCAATCGAGTAGCTATCTACATCCGTGACTTCCGAATAAACCTTTTCAGTTTCAGGTTCTCGCCGTTCAAAAGGAATCGGCAGATCGTCCGAGCTAAGGATGATTGAATTCGGTACGTCAATGGCCATGGTTTGTGGCGGGAGCTGTCACATTCTAGTTTGAAAGCACGAAACCCCAGATTATGAGTCCGGGGCTCCCAACGAAGTTGCAATAGCCGCCGTCATTAGCCCCCGCCGAGACGCTGCTATTGGTGCGCTCAGAGCCTAGCAGCGATTGAAAATCAGGCTCATCTCCAGCGACCGCCATGACCAGCCCTGGCGCCAGCTCTCGGGAAGACCTGCCAGATCAAATAACGCAAGGCATCCCCAGCGTGCGAATAATCGGTCGCGCCACCCTTACTCGGTTTCAGTGTCTTCGGATCATAAGACCAGCGCTCAGCAGAGCTAATAGTATTGTGACAAGTGGTTGGATTCAGTAGAATCAGTCCACGGTGCATGTGAACATTGGCGTGCGCAAGGGTTTCTGAGATCGGTGGATTGCGCCGTTCTGCAACAACTTGAACACCAGCAGACGCAAGGATTTCATGATCGCTTTGCGTGGATGAGGTGGAATCATGCTTGCCGCTTGCGTCTGGATAGCAGGTGATCAGCCTGTTGGCAAGATGATGTGGGTATTTTTCGCGAAGATGCGCAACGAGTGCAAACGTATCGGAAACCTTGGATTCAGCAAAGCCATGTAGCTGCTGGCCGGATGGACCCGGCCTTACAACTCCGTAAACCGCATGGCATTGGCCAATGTTAAAGTCAGCGCCAAATACGATACGCTCATTGCGCTCAGGTAGGAAGATCCCAGTTGTGTGCAGACTTCTGTCAAATTCGTAGAAGACAGTAGCGGACTCAAGATTAACAAACTCACCGTTAAGGTAAGCTTTGATGAGCTGAGGATGGTACTTGAGCTTAAGGTCTTCGACGAAGCCCGGATCAAGGTGAGGGTTGTCCTCTGATTTGCCGCGATACAACTTTTTGTTGTCGGCCTTTTGCTCCTCAAAGAAGGTGTACATCCAGCCATAGCCTTCCGGTGTTGATGCGGCTGCAATTTGTGGACAGTTACCAACACGAACGCGACCCTGCAGCTTGATCATCGCCTTTTCGGCGGTTTCAGGCCTGGTCGTATCAGTTTCGTCTGTTGCAATGCTTGCGGCGTTGACACCGATGAGACGTTCGTAGTTCTCCATCGAACGGAGAAGCACCGGAGTTTCGCCGCCTGGGAGCATTAACTTGAAGCTTGGCCTAGGAGATGCCTTGAAAGTGTGCGGAATTGCGTATCGCTCCAGCATCTCGTTCCACTTTGGCAGTGCAACGTCGTCGATTAGCGGAATGGTTGGCTCAAGAAAAAGGTGTGTAAAACCTTGGGAGCGGAAGCACAAAAGCAGTTGCTTTGCGACAAGGCTGTGGGTCTTGCCCGAGTTGTGATGAAGAATTCCGTGCGCTTCGTAATGATTCCATAACGGTACATGAATATCATAGAAGTCGTCAGTACGAACATACTCTACGTTTTCCAGGCTTGCCCATGTATAGTGGGAATTCAATGAGCTTGATTGCCATGCCGGGGACAACCGTGACCGAAGCGGAGAGGAGCTGGATCGTCCAGATGCACAAGGCTGGAGTTGATCCAAAGAAAATTGCTGCACAGGCTCAGCGAAATTACGGGACTGTGCTAAGGATCCTGAAGCAAAGCCGTATTGAAACAACCAGGAGGGGTCCATGGGACCTTCTGACAGATGAGCAAAAGGATCAGTGCAAGAAGGATTATCAACGAGGTTATTGCACCTCGTACCTGAGCAAGGTTTATGGGGTGACCCCACAGCGGCTGCTCCAAGAGTTTCAAAAGTCGAACTTACAGAGCCCAACGAATCGCGTAACGGGCATAGAGAAACTTTATGACTGCAAGGAAGCGGTAATTCACGATTACACAACAGATTCAATTGGAATGAGGGAGGTTGCTCGTCGGTTTGGCGTTCACGAAGGGACAGTCCGTGTATTTCTTGATCAAGAAGTTGGTCTGAAGAATCGGGGTGGTCAGCCGGGCGAAATGAACGGCATGAATAAAGGTCGGCAAATTGATCAAACTGATAGAGATCACGGAAAATACTGGGCTCGCCGAACTGTTGAGATTGCGATTGGCAAAAAACTTCCCAAGGGCTGGGTAATTCATCATATGAACGAAAATCCGCGTGATCAAAGGCACTCAAATCTCTGGTTGTTTCCGAACTCGGAATCTCACGGGACGTATCACGCACGGCAATTAGATCGCCTGGCTGCAGGTGGCCTAATTCCCGCCAGCCAAACGGCGTCAGAAAACGATGGGCTTTGGTTGCCAGAACTTCTTGCCCTAATGAAGTCAGAACCCGATAAAGCGGAGCAACTCCTTTCTTGTACGCAGGCGTAGCAACTGCTTCGCCGCAAAGCGTCTGAACTTTAATAGGCGTGCTGGTCAACTCCTTGATTGGCACGCCATTTATCAGTGTTTCACCAGCGACGCAGCCATACCCTCCACAGAAGCCGACGTACTTATTTTCAAAGTCCTGGACGAAGGCTCTCTGATATGGCAGCAGATCCTCAAGGATCTTGATCTCGGCTGCCTGTACGTCAAAGCCGGAGTTGGAGCGCTTCTTCAGCCTTGTTAGTATTCCGCTGTCATGCAAAAGGCCGAGAGAGCGGACTGATGCTCGGTCGGCGTAGTAGTTGCCCTTCGTTCTGGCTGGCACTTAGCGGGAGCTGGTATGTGATTGTAGTGAAGGGTTTCGTAGGTAGCAATT